TACAGGAAGCCGCCCGTCTCGAAGAGGATGCTCTGCCGTGCACCGCCCGGCTGTTGCTGCAGGACGTAGACGCTGTCGATGCGCTTGGTGGTGGCAAACGGAACGAACTTGTCGCTGGCCGCAACGCGGTATTTCTCGTAGCCGAGCCGACTGCTGAGCGCGCCGGTGCGCTGGTCGACCGTCCAGTTCTCGATGAGGGTGGCAGAGTCCGGTGGCTGGGGCAGCTGTTGCTGCATGCCCTTGGCAACGCGAACCTGCTGGACCTGGCCCCTCATGTGTGCACCAGGGTCGTGAACCGCGAGAAGCTGTTGGGCTCCATGTTGGCGAGCCAGTTGCCCTTCACGATGCGTCGAGCTGGCGTGATGAGGTAGCGGCGCTCGAGGCGCATGAGAATCTCATCGGCCCGGCGACGGTACAGCTCTGACTGTGTCGGGTTGTCGTGCTTGATGAGAATGTCGGCCAGCGCCATGTAGGCAATGACCATGCGCTGGTCGGGCGGAATGGACGAGGTGTCGCCGTCCTCAACCATGGGCCGGTGGTTCTGCATGTACCGGACAGTAAAGACATAGTCCTTGTCTTGTCGGGGGTACAGGCGAATGCGCTGCACAAACCCTGTTGCCGTAGTCATACGCTCCCGGCGGTACAGGTTTTCCTTGGTCGTCAGTTCGCTCTCGGTAAGGTCCACAAGCGTGCGGGCGGTCACGTCTGTTGGGTCAAGAATCATATCGCCGCCGCTGGGATCGTTCAGCAAACGCCAGTCTTTCAGCCCAATCGTTGAAGACCGAAAGTAGTATTTCTTCTTCAGGCCGTCGTTGGCCACGCCAAGCATCGGCGTAAGCTGGTAGTCCTCGGTGTTGCCTGCTGTGAGGCTGACGATCTCTCCGTAGGCGCTCTCCCGTCCGCCCTGGATGTAGGTCGAGGTAAACTCAACCGTTCGATTTCCGTTGCTGGTGCCTGACACGACGGCCAACGTGAAGTTCTTGCGCGGCCCGTCGAGGTAGGCTGCGTCGTAGTTCATCCAGTAGATGGGCAGGTTGACTTCGCCCAACGGCAGGTTGTACCACTCGTCCTCGTACCGGGACAGTGGCGACAACAAGCCCGGGTCGTCGGGCGTGCGGGTGTTGCTGCGCCGCGCGACGTTGAGCACTGAGGTGCAGTCGGCAGGAAGGTCGAGGTAGCGGTTGATGACCTCGCCCGTGTAGCTGCCGGTGGTCGACTCGAAGTCGCGCTCAATGCGCGCCTGCGTTCCGCTGTCTACGAAGGTGATGGTGTACGTCTTGCCGTCAGCCACCAGCTCTTGGTTCACCATGTTCTCAACAAAGAACGACGAGCCTGCAGTAACGAGGCGTCCTCCACTGGTGAAGCTGAGCGTGGCGCTGCGGTCGGCGTAAGCCGTCACGTCGACCACCTTGTTGGTGAACGTAAACGGCTTGGCAAGACAGATGGCCCGGTCTGCTTCGTTGAGCAGGCGGTCGATCTGACGCCGGTAGGTGTCGTTGTCGGGGTCGTAGTCGAGGACGTTGGCGACGTACTCGCGCAGTGCGCGCAGGTCGGTACCGGGCATGGGGCTCTCCTACGACAACACCCCGCCCAGGCGGGCTGAGCGGGGTGCGTTGATGTGGCGATTGCTCAGAAGTTCTTGTAGACCCAGACGGGTGCGGCACCACCGGACTCAGGACCGAGGGTAACCCCACAGGCGTTGGTCAGGTCGGTCGCTGCGGCAGCCGAACCGGTGCCTGCGGTGGCGTCCACCACAAGCGCGATGTCGGTAGCCACGCTGCCCGTGGTCTTGACGCCGTCGATGTAGCCCGCGACGACGACGTGGACGGTGATGTCCTGCGTCACGCCGCTGATCTGCTCGACGCTGATGTCGTCGCGCAAAACGCCCACCACAAGCGGGTTGCCGTTGGTAACAGCGGCAGCCTGCTCGACGTAGAGCACACGGTCGGCACCGGTCTTGCCGGAGTCGAACGCCATCCAGTTGCCAGCAGCCAGGGTGTGGGTGCCGGAGCCAGCGGGAACGACGTAGAGGAAGGACTCGACCTGACGGCGGTTGGAGGTACCGCCACCGAAGTCGGACTCGCCGTCGAGCTTCTGAAGAAGAGTGTTGGTTGCCATAGGCTCAAGTCTCCGCGTTGACGAGGACGCCGTGACCGGACAAGTTGCTGGTGCAGATTTGCATCCGCACTGCAATCTGAGCCGACATGGCTGCGTAGCCGCTGATGGACTCCATGTCGCCGAGGGCGAACTTGGCATCGCGGTCGAAGTAGATGTTGAACAGACGGCTGTTCAAGAAGTACATGCTCATCTTGTTGGAGCCGCCCGATCCGGTGAATCCGAGATTGGGCTCGATGAACATCTGCGCGCCGTTGAACTCCAGGGCGAGGCGACCCGCCATGTTCCGAACCTCGGTGGCTGACACGTACCGCTCAAGCGCCTGCAGCTCGTTCTTGTACAGACCGTAGCTTGCGGGGCTCGCGAGGATGAGATCAATGTCTCCCTCAGGGGCGAACTGCTGACAGTCGATGAGCAAAGACTGCATCTTCTGCAGACCGTTGCTGGAGAACGAACCGTTCTGAACCTGGTTCTGCCAGGAGCTGGGGAAGCCGCCCTTGGCGATGCCGCCGACCGTGTTGGTCTGCGAACCAAAGGCACCCTCTTCAAACCAGCCCGTTGCGCCGTCGAGGCCGTTGAGGGTCTCGAGGTCGGTCAAGATCGTCGAGTCACCAGCGATGAGCTGCTTCTCGATCTCGCGCTTGAACATGCCCATGGTCTGCTTGAGACGGGCCTCGGCAATACGGATGATTGCCCTTTCACCCTTGTTGCTCAGCTCTTCCTTGCGGGTGATGACAACCGGAGCGGTCGCGTCACACCAGGAGTAGGTGGCCGTGCGGAGCGGATCCTTGACTGCAAGGCTGACTGCCTCGTAGCCGTTGGACAGCTGGGTGATGGTGGAGTGGTCGGTCAGGATGACGGGGCTGTCGATGTACGAGCCACCGTCAACGTCTTCGACGTTTCCGAGGGTGTTGACTGCATCGACGAGGGGGATGATGCGGAACGTGTTGTCCACTTCCTTGTCGCGCAGGATGCGAAGGGTACTGGCCAGAATGTCATTCTGGACGCCGGTCGTGGTCGGCATTGGATTCTCCAAGAGGTTCGAGGGGAAGCGGCGTGTCCACAACCGGGGGCCGTGAGTCGGCGTGTCCTTACGGGTCCGACCTGTGGGGAAACGCTACCCTACTTTCGCTGTGCCTTCAAGGCCTGATAGATATCGTAAGCACTGGCGTCCTTGAGGTCGGGACTGAGCACAGCCTTGCCCGGACGCACACCTCGGTCGGTCACGAGCGCTGCGCGCTGTGCGGCCCGACGGTGCAGGGCTGCCCGGCTGAGTGCCTTCTGCTGAGCGGCGTCCGCCATGCGACCCTTTACCATCCAGTACGCCTGTTCGAGCTTGAGGGACGGCTCCTTCTGAAGCGCGTCGTAGACGCCCTTCTTGACGCTGGCATCCTGCAGCAAGTCGGGGTGCTGCTCCTTGAAGTTCTCGTACCGGGCCTTGGCCTCGTGCTGCTGGTTCTGCTTGTGCAGCGGCTCAAGCACCTCTTTGAGCCGCGAGGCGACTTTAGACTCGATGACCTGCTTGATGTGCTCGGGGTTGAACGGGTCGAAGTCCTCGGGCATTGAGCCTGCCTGGGCAGTCAGCTCGTCCATGAGCCCGCTGTGCATGAGCGCCTGGTTCTGTGCATCGAGCTTGCGCCGCTCGGCTGCCAGCTCCTGGGTCTTGCGCGTGAACGCCTTGCGCATCTCGGCCATGGCCCGCTGCACCTGCTCCGGCTGCTCCTTGTAGATGCTGTCCCACGACTCGCCTTCGAGAAGGCCTTGGGGCTCGGCCGGGACAGCCGCAGCCTCTCGTGCTTCGCGCTCTTGGCTGAGGCGCTCCTGTTTCTGTTCGTAGGCAGCGAGGACGTTTTCGACCTCCTGCTTGTACTTGTTGGGTGTCGGTGACCGCTCGCCCGCCCCCTCGGGCATGGCGGCTGCGACCTCGTCGACCTGGGTTGCGGGGGCTGCTGCTTCTGCGGGTGCAGCCGTGTCCGTCGGTGCGGGTGCTGCAGTCTGCTCTTCCATCACATGCGCTCCATCATGAGTGCTTCCTCATCGGGCGGACCCCCTACGGGCCCGGCCTCCATTGCGACCTCGCCTTCCATCGGGGCAGTCATGCCCTTGGCAAAGGCCTCGCTCTCTGCGAGTTGGCGAACCTTGGACGCGAGCACGGCAACGTCGCGGTCGTCCTCGAGCATGCTCATGTCAAGCTGGACACCCGCGTCGGTCTCCTCGGCTGCATCGGCGAACATGGCGAGCACGCGCACAAACTCGGCGGGGAACTCGGTCACGTCACTGTCGAACTCGGGGTAGTCGCCCTCGAAGCCTGCAGCCTCGAGCGCCATGTTGGTGGCGTCGACGAGCGCGTTCATCGCGGTTTCCGAAAACTGCCCGCGGATCGAGGGCAGCTGCATGTCAACCATGCCCTGCATCTCCTCGCCCATGCCGCGCATGTCGTCGGCAATGCCGGCCATCTCGGCCATCTCGTTGATCTCTTCCATGTCACACCTCTGGGTTCGGGAACGTCCGCGCCATGGCGACGGCCTGACTGCCGGTCTCCTCGAGCGCTTTGGCGTAGGTCTTCACATTGTTGTCGTGCTGCTCCTGCTCGCGCGAAACGCGGCGCTGTTCCGCCTCGACCTCGCCCGGCTGCAACTCCCGTAGGCCGCGCTTCTTCATGACGGCGTCGCGATGCTTCTTGTCGCGGAACGTCATGTTGAGCGCCCGGTCACGTCGACCGTCCCACTTGGTGTCGCCCCACTGGTAGGCGGTACGCGCGGGCATGGAGGGCACGACGAGGGCCTTGCGACCGCAGACGCAGTCGACGGGAATGGAGCGGCTGTCGATGCGGCGAAGCTGCTCGTAGTGCTGACCGCACATGCAGATGTACTCGTACAAGGGCATCAGACAGCCCCTCCGTCAGGAAGCATGGCCTTGACCTGGCCCGGAGCTGGCAGTTCTCCCGGCGCGACACCGGCCTGCGGCAGCATGTCGGGCGGCATTCCTGCGGGCCCGGGGGGCATCTGCTGCTGGTTGGGGATGGCTGCTTGCTCCTTTGGCAGGAACTCCTCGGTGAGGTTGTACACCCTGACGAGGTTCTTGAGGATGGTCTCGTTGGCGACACCGAGCGCCTGCAGCACGGGCACGAGGGTCATCAGCTCCTGCTTGGCGACCGCTTCCGACATCGGAGTCGACCCGCTGTCCACAGCAAAGAACCCGAAGTCGCCCGTCAAGTCGTCGGGCGTCAGGGCCTGCGCGCCTCCCGCCAGGCGCACGACCACCGGCTCTTCGCCCATGAGGGTGGCAAGCATGACGACGTAGGCCTCAGCAACCGCAGCGATGGCAGCGTCACGCTCGCGCGCCATTCTGCCCACCTCGCTCGCCGAGTAAGCAGCGAGCGCCGTGATTTCCGTAGCGGTAGCCTTGGTGGCCTCGCCTCGGGTAAACGGAGCCATGATGCTGCCGCGCGCAAAGTCGTCCTCGACCTGCTGCTCGTAGGTCTGCAGCTCTGCAGGCACCGGGCTGTGAGGCACCGGCATGAACGAGGCCTGCAGGTTTTGGCCCTGGGTCAGCTCGACCTCGATGAACTCGCCGTCCTGCCCCTGGGCAATCTTGGACATAGCCTCCTCGTCGAGGAGGCCCTTCTCGACCACCCACTGCCGGGCTGCTCGTCGGATGCCGTTGGCCTGGAACGTGCGAATGGTGTTGACCTCGACGACCTGGTCGTACACCCGGCGCAGTGCGCTGTACCCCCGCAGCGGCTCATCGGGTTCGCGCGACATGAATAGCGGTACAATGGGCACAATCGGCCGGTCGGACTGTGTGCGGAACGGGATGCCGTCGAACTTTTCCATCTCCGGCTCCTCCTCGTCGTCGCTGCCGATGGCCAGCTCGATGCCGTCGTACAGGAACTTGCGGCCCTCGGCAAAGTCAGGAGACCATACGAGCAGCTTGTCGTCGACGAGGTCGTAAAACTCGACAACAAGGATGTAGTCGCTGATGTCCTTGGTAATGGGGTCCTCGTCGCGCCGGTAGGCCCCGATCTGCTCGTCCTCGTCTTGGTAGTCGATGTACCGCGAGAAGCTGCGCTTGCTGTACTTTTTGTTGCCGTACTTCTTCTTCGCGGTCTCGAGGGGCACGTAGTAGCGGTGCCCGACGAACCGCTGTGTCTGCCAGCTGGAGGCCGCGTCGTCGACCACCACGTCCCAGGGGCCGAGCGGGGTGACCTGCACCCGGCGCAGCGGGTCTCGCGTCTCGGTGGCCGACAGCTTCATGCCTGCCCAGGGGTAAATGAGGGACAACCGCAGCGCGTCTTCAAGCTCCCGGCGGGTGGTCATGAGCCAGTTGTTGGCAACCTCCTCCGTCAGCAGCGGGTCGCCTCGGCCGCGCAGGTCTGGCTTCACCACAACCGCAGGGTCCCGCACGAACAAGCTGGCGATGAAGCTCTCGATTAGCTCGTAGGCGCGGCTGGTCTCGATGAGAAGGCTGTCGTCGTAGGCAATGCTGCGCTGCCAGTATCGCATGAGGTACGCATTGCGCAGCCGCCGCATCTCCGGCCGCTTGTCGTTCCAATACTCTTCGTGCTGCTCAAAGAGCT